GTATTGTCAATATCTTTCTTATACTTCGTACCGTCTTCTTTTCTTATTGTTGCGTTGCCTTTGATTGTATGGGCATTCATAACATAGTAATTAGTTGGGCCTTTATTAGTTATAAAACTATCTGCCTTGTCTTTGTCTTGTGTATGTAACATGCCTAACACCATTGTGTCATACATGAAGTTGGGACATTTAGTCCACTCTCTAAAGTAACAAGGTATCTTATGAGCAACACCCTTGTGATATATTTCGTGTGTCATTGTGCTGTCAACAGCAATCAATACATCTGGTAGAGGATTATCTCTATAGTAAGCATTACAGGCATATATCTTACCATGCTTTTTTAATGTTGTCAAGTCAAAGTCCTTACGTGACTCGCCATTACCTATAATAAATGCTCTTTTTTTCATAATCTTACCTTGTCTAGGCCATTCTTCATCAAAATATTTCTTAGCCATAATAATAATTCAATAAACCCATAGAATATATTGTAAGTGATATAGCATTCAATACAATTAAGGACCTGTCATGCCATAACAAACCTACAGTTAACCAACCTATGAAACCTATGTTAGCAATAAACATGTTTAAAGGAAACAACTCTACTGCTGTAAACATCATAGCAATAATTAATATAATACTACTTGCCCACTTGATGTACCATGACAAGTCACCTTTAGGTGTTACCTTTTTATAAACTCTGCTTGAGTTTAGTTTGGCAATCTTATCATCTAGTTTTTCTCTTATAGGTTCAATTGTCATTTCTTTTTATTTTTTGTTATATGTTTGTAATCTACATATTCAGAACACCACTCGTAAAAACTATCATTATTAGCAGGCCAACATGCAGCAAAGACTCTGTCCTTACGTTGTGATCTGTATTCTTCTCTTACTTCTTGCTCTGTTAGTTTACGTTCTTCCATCCAACTCCTTCAAATTGTTTTCTTTCCATTCTTTAGTTGTTTCAGGCCTACCCCATTTATCTATTTCATCTGGTGTTCTACTACAACCCATGCAATAACCACTATCTTGGTCAATCGTACATATGTTTATGCACGGCGTAGGTACATAGTCATCACTCACACAAACACCTCTTTCATTATAAACTTACATTTAGTAAGGTTAAACTTAATAAAAGGTGATAATTTCTTTATTTTAAACGATTTTTCAGGCCAGATAACTGTTTCAGCAATCTCTTTGTCCCATCTTTTAACAAATGATAAAACTTTATCCAAGATGATGATTGTCTGTACTGATATTTTTTCAGATAGAAGTAATCGTAGCAATCGTGGATGTTGCCCACTATGTACACGAAACAAATCATCAAACCGAATCCTATTATCATTAATGACATTAGAAAGTAATACACAATCCCCTCTAAAATTGTACGTAAAAGATTGATTATATTTTTTCCACTTGTTATAAGTTGTTTCTCCATCTGCTCTAACTAGATTACCTATCCATGTTTTTGAATTATGAAAGAAATTAGATACAAAATAGTCTAGCATTTCTTCCTTTGTATATTTAGTTGTAAGTTTATGAAAAAAGAACCTATCATTACGTTTTAAAAATGTGTTAAATGTTGAATTAACTTTGGCATTGTGCCTGTAAAAATCATAACTATCGGAAGTGAAGTGTAGTTTAATAGCCAAATATAATGTATAAGCCTCATAACTGTTCATATAGGTAAGATTGCTGTGCTTGATCGTTCAACCAAGTTTAGCTTTTCTGCCTCTTCTTTTATCTTTTCTTTTAGTGACTTGTTGATTAAAGGACCTACAGACGCTGTGTCAATATCATTTTCTTCACAATATTTTAACACGGCATCCATATAGGACATCCGTTTCTCTTTTACTATTGCCTCTATTATTTGAGCAAACTTTTTACTATTCATTAACATCAGAATTTTCTTACTATGTGTTTTCTTAATGCTCTTGTTAGTTCTTCTATTTTATCTATGATACTAATTAAACTTGGGTCTGTGATATAAGTTTGTTCTGCTTTTAGTCTATCATATTCTTTTAACGGTATTGTTACCGTTGATTGTTCATTCTCATAAGTCATATCATGCTCACGGGAATCTCTTTCTATATTTTCACTCATAATTTACCTCACTTTATAATAATATTATATCACAATCTACGTGTTTGTCAAGCCTGTTTCTGTTACTCGGTACAGGCAAACCGTTTAGCAGTATTAAGCTGCCATCGCTAAATTGTTAGCATTTATAAGATGACTTTACGTTGTCAGCGACTAAACTCCAGTAAGTTTTAACTGTGAATCGATCCTAGTTCCACCCCTTAAATTTCATTGTTTAAATGGTGGAGTGGGTGGCATTGCAGCCACGTCTTCTCCAGGTATTCTCTTACCTTCAACGTTTAATTCTTTTGTGGCACTACTAAATCAAATGTATGAAATAAAATACATCTTTCAAGTCCACTTGGTATATCTAATACAGCAATTGATTGTGTATTATCTTCATTTACCATATAAGTTATCATATAAACTGGTTCACCATCTTCTACCATACCTGTTCTACCTAGTGTTAAGTGATATGGTTTAAATTTATAATGATCAACATAAGTTTGTATAGCATTTACTGTACCACATAAAGCAGGTACCTGTTGCATATAAACTTCATTACTAAATTCTTCATGCTCGGCATAAACTACAGTTGCAAATAATATACTTAAAACTATTAATATTTTTTTCATATTTCCCTTTAGCTGTTATGGTCGCAAGTAGGATATATAAATCGCCTTTTTTATTAATTCAACTATTGACTCTTTATTAACTATTTATATTATTTCTGTTAAAAAAGTCTTTAGTGTGTTTATAAAATAACTCTTGGTGTTCTTTGATTTTATCTTCGGTATGTATCCATTCTTGTACAAAACCATCTTCACATGTGGCTAATATAACAGTTTGTTCTATTTTGTGATTTGGGTATAGCTCTTCATACATTTTTGCATATGCCGAACATTGTAAAAAGTTAGCATAATTGTAATTGGCATCCCTTTTCTTTGTAGAGGTCTTAAAATCAATAACTGATAGTTTACCTCTATACTCAGCAATACAATCTACCTGACCTGCAACACTTATTTCTTTTGAGTATAGGTATTCTTCTAGGCAATGTATGTTATCTATTCTAGCAAGATATGGTTTAATAATTCTAAAAAGACCTAGTGGTGTAACAGCAGTTATACCTACCGACTTCTCGTCTTCGTTGTTCAAGTGATTCTCAATCAAGGTATGAGTTGTCTTACCTCTATTGACAGCAGACGTTGATATGTAGTTAGCCATTTTCTCACCAACTGCATTTCGCCATGCCTGTAGACCTGCTTGTTTTTCGGGTATTTGTCCTAGTATAGATGTAACGGAAGGCATATTAACACCATCAATAGTATAATATCTTACACCGTTTTGATTCTTGCCTTTCACACCTAACGATTTAGGCAATACTTCTTCATTCAATTTAACATGTTTAAACATAATATACCTTTCCGTATAAATTTATATAATTATTATATCACAATTTGTCAATATTGTCAAGCTAATGGATCAACTTTTTTATCTTTTGTTACCATTGGTAATTTCTTTAAAATTGATTGATATTTGTATTCTACACTCAATTTTGTATAATAATCAGGTCTTAAATTAGAGTTAATTACTGTTCTCCAGAAGCTAACAAAACCACATTGTTGTTTTTCATACCAAGTATCACCTTCAGTTGAATAATCACACATCATAGGTAAATATATTGTTGTATCGTAACCTCGTTTTACCCAATTTAAGGCACCTAGTTTTTTACTATCTAAACAACAACCTGATGTTTCTGTACCACCTATTATTACTTTTGTAATTTTAGAATCAAATTGAAAATTTGATACTTTTTTGTTTATTGTGTCTATAAAAAAATCAATATCTATATCTTTTATTGAGCCATCTTCAGTTTGAGTTTCTTTTGATGTTTCAAATACTTGCCATTTATTAATCCATGCAAATTTACTTAATGCTCTTAATTTTTCATCAAGTGGTTTAGACCATTGATTTATCCATGATTTCTGTTTATTGTAAGTATTAAAGACAACTAAACATTTTTCTCTATCTATGTATCTATTAGATAATATGTTCGCTAAAGCAAGATATCTTTTGTGTAGGTAATTCTGATCTTGTAATTCTTTTTCACCCTCAAAGTCTATTAATAATATAAGTGTATTCATTTTTTGGGTAAATTTAATTCTGTATAATTTGTTTCAAGTTTTATTTTATATGCTCCATACTTTTTAATCCATTTATATACATCAACTAAAGACACCATTGTTCTTTCAATATCATTAATACCTGGTTGCTCATATTCAGCACACATTGGCAAATATATGGTTGTTGCATAACCTTTAATATATGAATTAATTGCGTTCATAGGTTTAGATGATTTTATAACACAACCTGCTGTATTAGTTCCACCAATTATAATCTGTGTATTATCTGTACCCATTAAAAAATTGTGGTGTTGAAGTAATTGTTTTTGTAAATCTTCAAAGGTTATATGTGAATCATATTCGTAATACTTAATATCAAGGTGTTTAGCCATAAATTTAAGTTCTTCAAGTTTTAAATCTTTATTGCCTTTGGAAACTGCAAATATTATTTTTGATCTATCTATTTGTGTATCTGTTAAGATTTTCTGCACCTCGGCATATCTCCTATTGTTAAGATATTCGCTACCGAGGGCAGGATGTCCTTTAAAATCTATTAATAATATAACCGTCTTCACCTCATATACCTTTCTGCATATATTGATCTATGATCTTATCTTGCTCTAGTTTTTTATCATTATTAAGACGTTCAAACGCTCAGCTGGGATCGTACGGTTCATATACCGTCTTACCATCATCATTTCTGTATGCTCTTAATACTTGTTTTCTGTTGTCTTCAGCATTCTTGTACGAACAATGAATCCAACCGCTGTTAGGCTCTTCTGGATTATGATATTCTAATATCAACTGGTCAAAATCTAACGAGTCAATGATGTATTTTGCTAGTTCAGCATTCGGCACGCCAAAGATTTCAAAATCCGCGGCTTGACCTTTTGCGTGCTGTGATTTTGCACTTGAACCTATTTTTAAACATAGTTCAGGACTTCTATATCCTGAAGATACAGATACCACTTTGCCATAATGATCTCTAACTTTTTGTAGAACATTATCACATAGCTTCTTTAAGTTATCCATATGATCTTCGCTTGGATTATTACTAATCCCATGTCTATCTGCTGTTTGAGAAGCAGTTAGTTCTTTAAGCGAAAAGTTTTTGCTTAGTTGCATTTAATTTATCCTTTGCTATAAGTTTTATTTTCTTTAAGGTTCTTATATCGTACCATAATTTAGTTGATCTGTCTTGTTTTCTTTTATCTTCAATTTCATTCACCGCTCGTTTTAATTCTTTGTGATGAGCTTTTACTTCTAACATATTATCCCCTTGTAAGTTTTAATATTTTATCCATCTGTGCCTTAATAATTGGTCCTCTATTAGGCCAATGTATATAAGGTTCGTTGGTTTTTGAAAGATTATACAAAAACGGTAGTATAGTCTTTTCAATCTCTTTAAATCTCGCTGATACGTCAGCGTCCTGTATCTCTTTGTTAACAGAATCTTTCTCTGCTACAATTTGCATAATCTCATTCATCATAGACTTTATATCGCCTACGTCTGCTTTAACTTTTGCAATCTCTAAATTAGAGTCTTCTACAACCTTCGGATCTATTGCTGGTGTGTCTTCAACTGGTTTCTTTGATACAGGAGTAAAACCATAATCTACATCGGTATCAAACTCCCTCATAAAATCAGGTATGTCTGCCATTAGTTTTCTCCTTGTTTAGGTAGGTGCAATGAGCGGATTGACTTATTAGACTCTGGTATACGACCGTTGTTTTTCAGTTGCTCGCTCTGCACCCCTATATTATTTAGATTTTGCACTTTGTCTAGCCTTGTGTTTTTTCATAACTTGCTCTGTTTTGATTTGTTTTGTTGACTTTGTTCCCATTTCATTTGCTAAAGCACTCATTGGGTGTGCTTCTGCTACTTTTGATAATGTTTCTTTCCAACCACTATCTGATCTATAACTAGCGCCACTTACACCTGCAACAATTCTTATGCCTGATATATTTTGCTTGATGTGTTTGTTCTTTTTAAGATACTTTTCCCTCTCGTCAATAGTCATCATTTCGGTAAACTCTTTACCAGTTCTTTTATTTGTAAATGTGTATATGGGCATTTATTTTAATGTTAGATGAAACAATAACTGATTAGTTGTTAAAAGCATATCTTCAAGTATGCTTTCTAAATCCATTTGACCTTTTACTTTGCTGTTTTCTGCAATCTTCGTTATTCGTGCTACTTGTTTTTGTACTTCACCTTTAACTTGACCATTGTCAGCGTAATTCATTATGCCAGGTCTTAATTCAGCACTAAACTTAATTCTAGTACCTGATTTGCCTTGCCAAGTTTCTACAAACTCGTCATTTAATTTACTAAACTTTTCATAATATTCACCTGTACTTTCATGCTCAGAATATGACTCTGTTTGCCAATGGTAACTTTGAATATCATTCAAAAAGTTCATATTTAATTGTATAAAATCTGTTGTATTATTCATAATATTATTTAGTATTTGCTATATCTACTATCCTCTGTATTAATGACCCTAAACCATTCTGTCTTTGCATTGTAAGTAGTTCTCTAACACCTAAAGGTAAAAAATCCTCTATAGTAAGAGCAGCCACTTCATCTCTAGGACAACCATTGACTAGGTCTGTTACTAATTTCGCTGTGCCTTTTGTTATAAATGCGTCAGCGTCTATTTTATATATCATTGTATTATCTTCTTTTGCTCCACCAATCAACCATAGATTACTAGCACACCCTCGTATTCTATTTTGATCTGTTCTTAATTCTTGTGGTAGTGATTCTACGTCTTTGGCAATGTCAATTAAATATGCAAGTCTATCGTGTCCTTGCAACATTTTTAGGTCTTCGCCTTTTTGTTGTATTCTTTCTTTTATCATCCTTCTTACCAAATATTCTGTCGTAATTATCTTTGTATAGTTGAGTAGGTATCCTACTTTTACCGTCCCACTTACCTGGCATTTTGTTCTATACCTTGTTTGAACCAATCAGGCATAACTGCACCATGTTTTTCCCATTTAGCAAATCTTACTTTTTCTAATATGTAATACTTACGATACGAACCTACAACATCGCCTGGTATCTTACAATGATCTGGCATTGCTGGTGTAGCGTCTGTAGCAATTACATTCAATGGTGCATTTTTAGGTGGGTGTTTTAGTAGATCAGCAAGTTTAGTTATTGATACATGGTCTGTATCTTTTTGCCATCTTAATTTGTATTCTTCGTTTAGTGCTATGAAGTGATTGAATAACCACTTGTAATTATATGCTGACTTTAGTACCCATTGTGTACTAGGGTGACCTAACCAACCTGCCTTGTAAACTATTGCTTCTTCGTTAGAATTATCTAGTCGCCATCTTTTAATCTTACGACCATTCTTTGTAGTATCAAAATATTCTGTGCCGTCAAGTACTCTTTTAGCAGTACATAACATCTGAGCAGACTCTAGTATCATTTTGATAATATGTTTATCACACATCATCTTAGCCGCTGTCTTCGGGTCTTTGTCAACGTAAAAAATATTCATTAGTGTATCAGCTTTCTCGTAACATAATCTGTCATGTTGTATTGTTTAGCAAGTTGCATTAGTTTATTATACCATAAATTTTTGAAAGAGTCAAGTTGAGCATTGGAACATGCTTTTGCTAATGCCTTGAGTCTTCTAATCTTTGGGTCTTCTTGTCTTTTAATGTCTTCTTCGTGTATCATAGGGTCTATTATATATCAATTTATCTGCAAAGTCAAGCATTAAAAATACTTGTTTTTACAGTACTTATTGACAATCATCTGCTTTCCACCCAGGCATATCTTTCATTAGATCATCCATAGGGGTTTTGGCTTTCTTTTTATATAACTTCATATGATTTCTATTAGCAATTAGATGTGCAATAAAGAAACCGATAAACGTTACTGAGCAACCTATAAAACCCATTAACAAACCATGCTCTACTGTCATTTACTCTCCTCTAGTTTTCTTATTTTTTTTATCATTCTTATAACTCTTTTGTCATAATCTCCTGTAGTAGAAAACTTATCTAAAGTTTTTATAAGTTGTATAGAATCAAGTTGTTGATTTTTATCTAACATCTTTTGCCTTAACACTCTAAACTCTTTGTAAGCATTATGTTCGTTTAATAATCTTACATACTCTTTAACACTATCACACTTACTAGCAAATGCTCTTACACCCCAACCTGGCCATTCAGTTATACCTTGTGGTAATAGGTGTGGTGTTGATTCTGACCATGTTCTAATACCAAATAAATTGTTTGCCTTTATAGCAAATCTACTTTTACCCCAACCAGACTCTAACGCAGCCTGACCTATAATCATCTCGTATGGCACTCTTTTATCCTTTGATAATGAAAAGTTTATATAATTTATACATTTGTGCATAGCACGTATAAATTGAATATCATTGTTGTAAGTAAATTCAGGTTCTTGTAATCCCATGTCTTCTATTTTTTTCATATAGAATAAATCAAGCTCTTCGTTGACTATAGTCTTTGCTGTATTATTAGGATTGTATGTGCCGTAGATATAAGCAGCAACCATTAAAGTTAATATTGTAAAAAATACCTTTGTATAAAACCAAGCCTTATTTGCTAATGTATGCCAATTATATGATTTGCCCATCTTTAACCACCTTTTTCAAGTCTTTAATTGTTTTCTTTTTATCAATCTTAACATTATACCATTTAAATCTAATCATATGCTCGTTACTAGGTCCGATTATTGGTATGTCGTATTGTCTTTGAAACGTCAATAAGCCTTTTAAGTACAATGGCACAAGTATATCTAGCACACTTGTTTTGTCTTTGTAATCTTTAGGTAGAGTAGGCGTCTTCCAGAAGCCTTTACCTTTGATTAGTTCGTTTAATATCTCTTTATGTTTTTTCAATAGTTTCATTATATACCTTTCTTTACATAGTATTCATAACCATGTTCTTCAAATTTTTTTTGTGTAAAGACAAGGTTGTCGTTATCCAAATGACTTCTATATCCTTTGAAAATCTTTTTACTAGTTCTACCAGGAAAGTTAGTTAGTATATCTTTTTGTAGATGACCTGTATAGTATAGTTCCCACTCTTTTATGTTATTGTTAAGTACCTTGTCAATAATGACAATACCTTTTTTGATTTGTTTTTGTAGCCACTCATCAATGTGGTTCTTCTCACCGTTTTTCATAATATATTCTTTCTTATAATTGTAAACCTAAGTAGTTTACTTTTGGACTAAACGACCAAAACACATTATTGTGATTGCCCGAGTCTCCCAGGTTTTGCATTTGGTACAAATGTACCATTTCATGTACTAACGTGTCCATAAAATCTCTTTTATCAGGATATGTAGGTAACATCTCTAATTTGTATAATCTAGTACCTTTTCTTTTCCATTCAAAGGTTACTACTTGTCCTACACACTTCTCTCTTTGTAAATCTTTTATTTCAATTTGTCCGAACGGACTTAACTTGCTATTAAAAATAACATTGTTTAGAATTTTGAAATACTTTTTAATATCTTTATAGGTAGTCTTATATTGACGCTTAGAAGAAAACTCCTTTTTAAGAGCCTTTTTCAACTTCATTGCCTTCATTTTTCTAGTTGTTATTTTCGCCATTTAAAATTGCCTCTTTGTATTTCTCGTCAAGTTTTAATCTTAAATCAGCGGCAACACCATCAAGTATTTGTGGTAAGTATGCCTGTAATATAACTACAGAATCAATCATAAATTTATGTGCAAGTTTTTCAAGTTCTTGCTCCATAATATATGATGTATCAATATCTGTGCCTTTAATAGTTTCAGAAATAACATGACCAATTACTGCCTTGTTATAATCATCTGCCTTGGCAACATTAAAGATAGACCAAGACCAAGTATAGACAAATAATAAAAATAAAATTAAAAAAGATTTACGCATTGGCATGAGCCTCGTAAATTACTTCATCAACTGTATTTTCATCAATACCTAACATTGCAATATTATCAACATTCATAATTTGATTTCTAGCGTCTGTTCTAGTAATCTCACCAGATGTTAATTTAGCAATAATGTTGTCAACTTTAGTTTCAGTAGTATCTTCAATCCATTGTTTTGTTTTTGACATTATATATTCTCCTTTGTTGTTTTCATATGATAATAATATCAGAAATCAACAAAGAAATCAAGCAAAAAATGGACTAATAATGTAGATAAATCAATGGTTTATAGGGTGCGACATCTTGTCAATACACCCTATAATTGAATTTTATAGAATCACTCTATAATATTTATGCTATCCGATGGTTTTGTATTCTTCATTCCATCTAAATGCGTCTTTGACCACAGAATCAGTCAAACCTTTATATATTTTGTTCAGTTCTTTTTCTTTAACTGCAATTAAAAGTTTAGCGTCATCTTTATGTAGGCCTTCTAGCATTTGAATAAACATGGTTTCTTTTTTGGATTTAGAAAGTTTTTGATCAGCGCCTTCTACAAAATGCCATAGTCTTCTGGCTTCTTGGTGTAGTGTTGTATGTTCAGTACCTGCTGGTGCGTCATTCTCTTTGTATGGTGGCGTACCCTCTGGTAAAGCCCATTTAATTTTAGGATCAAAAGCACCTTTCAGTACTTGTCTTAAAGGTACTGAATCGTTTTCTCTTAATACTTCAATCTTTTTTGCTTTGTCTTTGGCGTTGTTTACTTTGATTAGAATTTCATGTAGTAATGGAGCAGATGAACCTGCTGTATCCATACCATGTAATTGTGATGTTGTCATTGGCATAATGCCCTCCTCATTTTGTTATGTAAGGGCGGCACAAGGCCGCCTCTACATTTATTTATGCGTTTTTAAAGAGAGAGATTACGCATTTTTATATGCGAACGGAGTCCCATATAATTTTTTAATACCAGCAGCGATAATCGCTTTTGTTGGTACACCCATTCTGTATGAAGTACCTTTAGCAGTTTGATTAACATAGATCATGTTTCCTTCTGATCTTAATGTATCAATTAAAGCTCTTGGTGATACTAGATCAAATTTGTTCCTTAGAGTTTTCCAAGTCACAGACTCACCTTTTGATAAAAGGTTTAAAACTTTTTGTCTTTTTGACAAAGTTTTTCTGCCTCTAGTTTCAGTTTTTTTAGTTTTTTTTACAACTCTTAATGAGTCATTTGAGAATAATGATTTAAACATTTATTCACTCCTATTATATAATGTGCCTTATTTAAACTATTGAATACTAGGCACGTTATAGCATTCATAGTATTCCAAAGTGCTTTATGGAATTCTTTAAAATTTTTTATAATCAATTGTAATAGCATATAAATTTTCACCTTCACCTTTTGTTGTTACAGCCTTATCGACTCTTTCTTGTAAAGGGTGTTTCATGTGTACTTGTCTTAATAGCATTGATTTTAACGACTCAGATAATAATTTATAATCACTTAAAAATTTTGGATCAGTTAAATTAAAATTTTCATCTTTTAATCTCATTAACATTGTTTCTGTGAGGTCTTCACTTACTGATTGAACAAAAATTTTATTATGTTCAAGTCTTATCATTTCTTGTCTTTTGGCATCTAATTCCAGAGCCTTAGCATTAGGTGGCTGTTTAGGAATTTTAGGAAACAATATTACGTTATCTTTGTTTTTATTTGCCATCAACATTCTTTGTTACTTCACCTTTAAAATTACATAGACCTTTATCAGCAAGATACTCAACTAACTCATTATATCCACCAATGTGTTTATCATCTATTATTATTTGTGGCATAGTTCTAACTTGTTTACCTACAGCTTCAAACAATTCATCTGGCGTTTTAAAGTCTTTGCCAAACATTTTTTCTGTGTATTCAAAGCCTAGTGTCTTTACAAGATGTTTAGACTTCTCGCAATAGACACAATTAGGTTTTGAGTATATTTCTATTTTATGACTCATTTGCAATAACCTCTACTTCATCATATGCCTTATCAGCCATTTCCTTTAGTTTGAAAGCGTCAACTACGGTTTCAACAGAGTAATTATACATCTTATTGTACTCACCCATAGGCAATCTTAAACCAATCCAAGCACGATAGTAACCGTTCTTCGTAAGTGTTACTTCCTGAGCAAACACTTCGTATCCTCTAACTGGTGTTTGTTTTATGATATTGACTAATGTAGTTTCTACATCTGTTACAACAGTTTTATTAGTATTCTTACCTAATTCTGTAGTAAATATTTTTGCTTTCTTATTCATCTCACCTTTTACTTTATCAGCAAGTTCAGCCTTTGCAATCATCATACCTTTTTCAATTGCAAGTTCTAAATCTGGTGAAACACTTGTACCGACACCAAAGATACAAACTTTATCTTTGCCTTTGCCGAACGTTTTAGTACCACATTCTTTCTTCTCGTTATAATCTTTCATATACCAAGATGGTACTTTAAGGACTTGTTTATCCTTTTCTTGTTTGATTTTATAAGTGCTACTAGAACAATTTGCAAGTAACAGACCTATAGAACCGATCATTATATATTTGAGTATCTTACTCATTCACCTTCTCCTTTACATTATTAAACACATTATATACTATTTCTTTTGTTTTGTCAACAGCCTGTGTTTTCTCAACGGTTGACGTAAATGGATCCCATGCAAAAGCAAGGATAACCCACAATATTGTAAGTGTCAATAGACCTCTTATCATTTTTGTACCTCCCAATTACCGTCTTTATCAAGGCAAACTTTGCCAGGTTTATGATAAGCATGTTTCGGCCTTTCATAATATCTGCAATAGGCAGGTGTAAACATATCTCTATAGTAAAATTGAGCATACAACTCCCAATAACTAGGGCCATCGTATGCCTTTCGGCCATCTGCACATTCTACTACTTCCTGTTTAACAATCTCACCATTGTCTAATTGCTTAATTTCTACTTTAATGAAACAATATTGATCTTTGATAGGTTGTATTTTATCATATTCAACTTTTGTACCATTGTTTTCTAATGCCTCTAGTTTCTTCATTGTGTTTTCAAATGAGTCTTCCGAGTAAGCAACTTGCATTAATATTGGTATCAATAATAACAATAGAAATATAAAAAATAATGTTCTCTTTTTATTCATTTATCATCCATCTTCCATCAGGCATTTTGCAAGCTTCGTGCCATTCCATTTTTCTATATGGATTGCCATATAGTATTGAGTCAAAAAATCTTGTATTGTCTAAATTTTGATCGTGTGTAGTTTCGACCATCGTACATTTAATTGGACCTTTTAAATAAAAACCTGTAGTTTTGATAATACCGTTACTTTGTGTTTTAGGATTTTGCCAAGTTGTAAACCCTGGACTATTAGGTGCGTTTTCTAAATGATCTACAAATGCTCTTGTCATTAATTGGTCATCTGTTTCAGCATTCATAATATCTGCACCTTTAAATGAACCTGCAACTGCACAAGTAGCCACAACAGCAGGATTGTCACTTATATATTGCCAACAAGCCGTACCAGCAACAGCCGCTGTACTGGACGCACCAATATAGGACTGTTTACTAGCACAGTTAGAGAGCAACAACAAACAACTAATTAAAAGTAACTTCTTCAACACCGTCTACCTTATTTTTTTCTTTTAATTCTTTTTTAAGAGCTTCTTCTCTTTCTTTTTGTTTTTCTGTAAGTTCAGCAAGTCTTTTATCGTGTTCATATTCTGCAAGAGTCTTACCGAAACCGACTTTGTAAAAATGATCAACTGGCACAGGCGATTGATACGCAAGCAACAGTTTATCAAAATTAATATCTAAATTTCTGTACATTTTAGGATTTGCTTTTTTAGTGTCAACATGTGATTTCAATACAGTAATTCTGTTTGTAAACACATTTTCATACGGAGGTTTAGATTTAGATTTTGCAATATCTTTTTGTTTTGCAATCTTAAATTCTTCAAATATAGTTTCTTTAGTTATCATAATATAGTCCTTTTGTTAGTTTATTCGTTAATTCTATCATAAAATAGTCTATTTGTCAAGCGTTAAAAACCCTATAAATCATAGGGTTTATTGTCATTACCCACTACTTTACACATGGATTGTATGTCATCTATAAGGTGATTCACTTCAGCATCCCGCTCAGGCGTTTTGATCTGATTATACTTTAGGTTGTATAACTTATCTGCCTGAGCTTTGATACTATCAATCTTCTTACAAAAATCACTAATCTTGTGTAGCATTTTTCTTCCTAAATATGTTTAGAATTGACTTTTTTGTATTAGTCAATTGAGCTTTACTATCTGCCCAACTCTTTGTTTGATACTCAACAATTTTGTTTTTCTCATTTGTTAACCAGTTAGTTACTGGATTAGCACTTGCTATATTCATTGATACTAGTATTACTGCAACTAATAACGTAGCGAATAACAATGATTTTTTCATATTCCACATTATGTCTTCCTTCCCATTGTTTTAAAATCGGCTTTGTCAACTATCTGGTAGTTACCCTTGTTGTAGGCAATGCCGATTGTTTTGCCTTCGGGTAGTTGTACTTTAGGTTTTGACTCTTTAGTACATGCTCCAGATATTCTATCACTTGTAGGTATAGAATTTCTTGGTAGACCGTTTATATCTAATGTATAATCAGGTCTTTCAAATCCTTTAAGAGTTCTAGTAAATGACTCTCTATTAATCTTCAACCATTTATCTTTTGTCATAATCAATATACTTTATAGTTCCTTCTACGTATCCGTATTTTTTATCTTTTACTTTAGGGTTTGTAAACATAGTGTTAGCGTCACCTGATTTGTAACCTTTCTTGTGTGAAAGTGTAATATGGGCAGCGCCTTTATCATGTCTTTTGATTCTATTGTACTCTTTATCCCACATTTTGTCAACCCATAAAGCGTCAATATGATTGTTTGCTCTGTAACCTTTAATAAACACACCCACCTTTTTACCTACAAGTTTAGAATATTTGTTATAAACTTTCTTAATAGGTTTAAATGCAAGTGTAACGTGATCTGATACAAGTATGTCTTTTGTAGCAAGTTTCTTTACAACGTTACAACTTTGTCTATCTAATTGTACAGCAAAATATCCGTTCATTATTTACCCAACTTACTTTCGTTTTCTAAATTAATTGCAACATCAACATCTGAATCTTCTTTCATCCATGCTGTGTCTTCAACATAATCATTCTTTTTAATAACTTCTTCTATCTGCATAAAATAACACCAGTTACTACCAAATGTAATTGCACCAACATAATTTAAATCAGTATCATATTCTTTTGCGTTTACTCCTAATTCAGCAGCTATATCAGCAGGATCAGTAGCAATACCAATGTTTGTTATAACACCTTCTCTACCTTTATCATCTCTTATCGTGTCGCCTAGTTTTATTTGCATAATGTCTCCTTTAGTTTAAGTTGTATATGTAATTTGGGTTTTTCTTTTTAGTTTTGTAATTCTTTGTAAAGTCAGGATCAAAATCTTTTCTAAAACCTTGTCTGCCATTATACATCTGACCGAAGTCGTTGAATAGGTTGTCATCACCTGCAGCCGTTTCAGGACCGAACACATCTTCGTATGTTTGGTAATACTCATCTGGATATACTATCTCAATACCAGTAGCACCTGTGAAATTAGTAGCGTCTTCTCTATACGTCTTGTTCGCATAGGCTTTGAATTTAAGTAATTGTTTTCTATAGAATTTAATTTTATCTATAGGTACATTTCTGTAGATAGTAGCTGAAGACCAGAACGTATCATATTCTGATTCTGGATCAACATATTCTCTTTTGTAAACGATATTAAAACTTTTAAAGTATTCTTTTGTCATATATACACATAATATATCAGAAAAATACGGAATTGTCAAGCGTTAAAAACGTTGATTTTATTGACTTTTTAGGAATAATTATGAGAACAAAACGAGAACATCTATGATTCGTACCCATATTTTGCGATATAATATGAATCTACTATGTCGGTTACTGGATTATTGAGTTTCGTTTGTTCAAATTCTTTGACTAAATCAACGCCAGTATCTTTTGTAAACTGCTCATACATCTTTAGTTTATCTGCATTACCCTTGCCAGTAGCATTCTTCTTTATCTGACCTGGTACTATAGATTGAAATCGTTTATTGAGTTTATATAGTTTATGTTTGAGAGCACCCATATTCTCTGCTAGGTTGAATACAAGTCCTTTACTACCAAATGAATATCCTTCTATAAAAATATTACCAATAGCAGTATCAATAACAGAAATTGCCCACTCGGAAATCTGGTCGTGTCGTTGTTGCTCGGAGGTATAGGGTAGATGTAATCTGCCATTTATTTTACCATTACAATAGTTGCCTTCATATTTTTTCACATTTGTAAGATAGTATATCTTACAGTTATCTAATTTAAACTCGCCTCTACATACACATATAGCAGGACTGCTTAAACTATAATCAATTCCAATCGTCTTCTTCTTCATCATGCTCAAAGATTGCGTCATCATCATCTATTGAAGTATCAGCGCCACAAAATGGACATGTAGTAGGCTCATTGTCTTCGTCTTTCCACTTGACCCAATAACTAACATCACAATTAGGACAACTTATTTGTACCTTGTTTATGTTATCTGACATTCATGCTCCCTTATATAACTTACTTTATTAAAAAACCCTGCTTGTGCAACCTCATGCCACACTATCGCTACGGAGTTTTGATTTTGTTCTAATGAGTTGACACCTGTAATTTGATAATCAGCACACATGTTTGATAATATTTGTACGTCATATCCTTTCTTTGCCCAACTCATGGCACTATATGGTTTAGTTCTTAACACACAACCAGATATATTTGTACCACCTATTATAACATTTTCTATTCTGTAATCCATTTGTTTTAATTCTTCAACAATACTTTCAACAGAGCTGTCATCTGGATTAATAGTTTTCCATATGTGTCTGTTTTCTATTTTTACCATCTTTGCAACTTCCTCTACTCGTTTGTGTCTATGAGGAAGATGATTAGATATAATAAAAAGAGGTTTCTCTCGTACAGGATTTAGTAAAGCATTCAATGTAGAAAAACGTTGATTGTTTATAAACTCATCACCTAAAACAGGATGTCCTTCAAAGTCAATAAGCATTATAATTGTTGTAGGTCTTAATATCATATCCACTTTATTATTGTTTCAGGTTCTGGTTTCTTGTCGTCTTTCTTTTCAACATCACTCATACTTTCTCTACGAAATTCTTTTGCTTTACCTATACTACCTAACAATACAACAGGATGTTTTACCCAAGGTAAATCTGCCCATGCTGACAAAGGTTTATATGGAAAACATGCTATTGTAGATGTATTTAGACCTTTCTCTAATGCAAAGGCTGATAAATTAGCCATCCACATTCCTACTTCTACGGTTGTAGTTCTCATCATTGAGTCTACCTCGTCTTCGTGCATTTGCTCGTAGTAGTCTCCTTTTTCTATTCTCTTTCTGTAGTACTCATTAGGATCACATACCCTTTGTGTAAATACTAATAGATAAGGTGCTGTACTTATATGTTCAAAGTACGGATTGTATCCTTCTTCTTTATGATCTTCAATGTTTTTTTCATTTATATGTTTTTTATTCTTTACACTTTTCATCCATATAGAGTGTTTTTCTGTTACCTTATCAGGACCTAATACATTACAATTATATGGCATAAAATTGTTTTTAGATGGTGTAACTTTCCATGCCTTCCATAATAAATCTTCAATCAATTGTTTTTCAGGTATGTCCTCTGTATCGTAGGCCATAACGTGTTGTCTTCTATTTAATAAATTTAGGATCGGTTGTTGATTCATTATAGTTTAAATTTTTTAAACTGATCTTTTGTTACGTCTTGTTTAAGACCACCAATAACATAACTTTCTATTTCAGTTTCTTGTGGTGCGTTTTGTAGTGAGTGACTATTAAACCAATGTTGTGTCCAAGGTAATGGATTCTGTGATGATGAGTGTTCATACTTTTGTTCTAAACCAATAACTCTCATTCTTCTATTTGCTATATATTCAACATATTGATGTAGTAGTTTTTCTGATAGTCCTATCATAGAACCTTTTTGAAATAGATAAGTTGCCCAATCTTTCTCTTGTTGTACTGCGTCATCATATATTTTATAACATTCTTTTTGTGTATCTTTAATAACTTTATTCATAACCTTATCATTTTCTTTTGTAAGATATGCTTTGATAATCTGTTGACTCATTGCAAGGTGTTGACTTTCATCTCTAGCAATAAGAGATAATATCTTAGCACTACCCTCCATAAGTTTTAATTCACCAAATGCAAACGAACAAGCAAATGATACGTAAAATCTTAAACCTTCTAGTACATTTACAGTTACTAACGCAAGCCATAATGCTTTCTTTAGTTCGTACATATCAACTGATTTAGGATCAGTATGCCATTTGTAGCCTAATGCAATTAGTTTATCGTATGCTTCTGTAACTGCTTTTGATCTTTCTTCAATCTTCTTATCTGCAATAATAGTATCAAATATATCACTAGGGTCTGAATATAAGTTTTTAATTATGTATGTATAACTTCTACTATGAATTGTTTCCATAAAGTCCCATGCAACTATGGCACCTTCTAATTCAGGATTAGTTACAAAAGGTAAAAATGCAAGGCATGGACCTCTACCTTGTACACTATCTAACATAGTTTGATATTTTAGATTAGATGTAAAGATAAACTTTTGTGATTCTGATAGTTGAGCATAGTCGTTTCTATCTTTCTGTAAAGAAACTTCTTCAGGTCGCCAAAAGAAACCTAGTTGTTGTTGAGCCAATCTATCAAATACAGGATACTTAAACGTATCATATCTTTGTACTGCAAGGTCTTCACCAAAAAACAATGGTTGTTTTGTAGCGTCTAAATTTTGTTTCTTATTAAATACTGTTTTCATATTAATTACTTCCTACAAAATTAAATATATCATCTATAGGTGGCCTTGTATCTTTTTTAAGTTGTTTTGGTGTTTTATTTTGATATTGATATTTTTTTGCTTTACCTATTGTTTGTATCACAGTAGGATAAAAATCTAAAAAAGGATAATTTTTCCATTTTTCTAGCCCTTTATCGCCTGATCTTGGTAAACAAACACAAAAACCAGTGTCATAACCTTTATCTAATACACCACCCATTATCATTTGAGCAACCATTCCTATTTCTACTGCACCAGATTCTCTATTCTGATTATTCATATAATCCCAATTAAGACCATCCCATACACTTTTACCATCTATATGATCGGTTTCACCAGCATGATATTCATTAGGAGGAGAAACTCTTGGTGTATAAATTAATATCCAAGGTGCTGTTTGTATATGTGATAAACCTATACTCTTTGTTTGTCTAGCTTCTTCACCATAGTGGGTATCATCAATCCATTGTTTAAATCCTTCGCATAGTTCCCATATATGATTACTACGTTCTTTATTAGGACCTAAAACATGTATTTTATATCCGTACATTTTTCTAAATGATGTAACTAAAGGATATGCCTTACTGACTATATCTCTTATTTCAGTTTCAGTAGGTATAATCTTATCGTCATAAACTGATGGATGTTTTCTTTTACTAAAAATGTCTATTACTTCGTTCATTAAATTGTACACGAGTCGCAATTCTCGTCCTCCTCTTTTGGTTTATCTTCAGGCACATTATCGTGGAACCCAATTGTATGGGTGGGTTCGTCTTCGTCTTTTTTACTATCATATGTGTTTTGATAATAAGAAGTCTTCCAACCTAACTTATATGTTGTTAATAAATCTTGTGCCATTACTGATACTGGTACTTGACCATCAGTATAATTTTCAGGATTATATGACCAGTTACCACTTATTGCCTGATCAAAATATTTTTGCATTACTGCAACGATATTTATATATCCTTCGTTCCCCTTCATGTCCCAAAGTAGTGTATAGAAGTTTTTTAATTTATTATACTCTGGTACTATCTGTTTTAATGGGCCTTTTTTAGACTTTTTAACAGACAAATAATCTCTAGGTGGTTCAATACCGTTTGTCGCATTTGAAACTACACTAGAAGATTCACTAGGCATTTGTGCTGACAATGTACTATGTCTTAAACCATGTTCTTTAATTTCTTTTCTTAAATGTTCCCAATCGTAAGTGTAATCTCTTTTTACTAATTCATCTACGTCTTTTTTATAAGTGTCAATAGGTAGTATACCATCTGCATATTTTGTTTGTTTAAATGCTGAACATTGGCCTTTTTCTTTTGCAAGTTGATTACTTGCCTTTAATAGAAAATATTGAAATGCTTCGGTAAGTTTATCAACTTGTCGCCATGCAAGTTTCTGATCGTATTTGTAACCTTTCTTTGCAAGGTAATGAGCAAGACCAATGTAACCAATACCTAAACTTCTACGTGCCTTTGTAGATTTTTCAGCAGCGTCAATAGGATACTTTTGATGATCTATTATTTCATCTAATGCTCTTACTGCTAAATCACATAAAGGTTCTAGTTCATCACGTTTGTTTATTTTACCCACATTGATGGCAGATAAGATACATAAAGCAATCTCACCTTCACCATCAATGTGTTGTATTGGAGTGGTTGGTAAAGTTATTTCCTGACATAGATTGGACATGTAAACTCTATCTTTAAAAGATGAGTGAGTATTACAATGGTCAATATTCATAATATAGATACGGCCTGTTTCAGCACGTTCTTTCAATATGTCAAAAAATAATTCTTGTGCATTTATCTTCTTTTTCTTAACGCTAATTTTTCTTTCTGCCTTTTCATAAAGTTCATCAAACTCTGGTGTACCCCATGCCTCATACAGTTCAGGTACTTCGTGTGGTGAAAATAAAGTTATATCTTGGTTGTTTATAAATCTTTCATAAAACAGTTTTGATAACTGTATTGAGTAGTCAAGTTTTCTGACTCGATTATCTTCACTACCTTTATTGTTTTTAAGAACAATAATGTCACCTATTTCTTGGTGCCAGATTGGGAAGTGGACTGTTGCTGATCCTCCTCGGACTCCATTTTGAGTGCAACACTTAACCGTTGCCTCAAACTTTTTAAGAAAAGGTATAACACCAGTGTGTTGGACCTC